GATGGTGACGGGCACCGTGGCACCGCGCAGGGCGGCGGCGCCGTCGATGGCGAGGCCGGACGTCTTGGGGGCGCCCCAGTCCAGCCATTCCGCCAGACCGCCGAGGGAGCGGTCGGTGGACAAGGCCGCGCCCACCGCCATCAGCAAGGTATCCAGTGCAGCGCTATCGTCGTCCTGGCCGCGCTGGAGGATGACCTCGATCTCGGCCTGGTGTTCCCACAGGTAGGTGACTGGCGACAGCACCACCTCGGGATCGCCGGGATCGCCGTCGCGCAGGATGATCAGGCCACCGGCAGGAACCGTCTCGGGCAGCGGCGCCTCCCGCTTGGCCGTGGCATTGGGCACGGTCTCCAGCCGCGCCAGCAGGGCGGCGAGGATCTGTTCGCGGATGGACGGCATGGAGCCTCCCCATGATTGTTCGCTGGCACCCCACACATCCTATTGCCATGGCAACTTATTGAGAGCATTGTTTCTCTGGAAACATTGGAGGGCGTCATGGCACGTACTCGATTGGCCGCCGCAGCTGACGCAGGATCGACCTTGTCAAAGGCGGTGGTTCGGGCCGCCGGGTTGTTGCATTTCAGCCAGGCCGCCCTGGCGGAGATCATTGGGATCAGCACATCCACGGCATCGCGGCTCTGGTCCGGGGGCTACGTCCTTGACCCCAGCCGAAAGAAGGAATGGGAGCTTTCGTTACTGTTCGTGCGGATGTTCCGGTCGCTGGATGCGATCCTCGGTCATGACGAACAGGCGAAACAGTGGCTGGATGGTGAAAACCTTGCCCTGAACGGCCGCCCTGCCGAACTTGTCCGCTCTGCCGAAGGACTGATCCGTGTCATCCATTATCTTGACGCCTACCGCGGTCGCATCTGAGGCGGTATCTCTCCGCTTCAATCTGTGGCGGGCTGTCGAGGCACAGCACGCCGTTTCCACCATGGTGTTGGTCGACACCCTGGAGGAACAGGATTTGCTGGAACAGTTGCTGGAGGGATCGAAGCCCCCGGCTCCGGCCAGTGCGAATGGTCTGCATTGGCTGCTGTTCACGCCGTTCCGCTATCCACCGTTGCCAAGCGGATCGCGTTTCCGGGGACCGCTTGACCCTGGGGTATTCTATGGCGCGGACGAAATCGAAACCGCATGTGCCGAGCTTGGCTACTGGCGCTGGTGTTTCTTGATGGAAAGCCCGGCGTTGGAAGCCATTGCCCCCAAGCCACAAACGCTTTTCCAGGCTGAAATCGATACCTTGACCATCGACCTTCGTGCCGCCCCATTTTCGGAATGGCGAGACAGATGGGTGGCCCCATCCGATTACACGGCGACACAGGAAATTGCCCGGCTGGCCAGAGAGGTCGAGATTGGGGCTATCCGCTATGAATCGGTTCGTGCTCCCAACCATGGCGGATGCGCGGCGGTGCTGCTTCCGACCGCCTTTGCCCTAAACCAGCCTCAGAACGCGCAGACATGGTGGCTGTCGGTGAATAAGGAGCGGGTTATGTGGCAGCGCGACGATGTGCTTCAGAGGGCATCGTTCGAATTCGACACGCAGACGTTCGGATCGTAATCACGTCCTATTCCCGCCAGTTCCTGACGACCAACCCCGGCAACATATCGCCCCACCGCTCGGCGGCGGCATCCACATCCAGGCGCTTTTTCAGGTTCACCTGCGGCACCAGGGTGAACATCACCACCGTGGTCAGCCCGCGTCCGGTGCGGAGCGCCGAGGCACTGCCATGGGCGAAACCGCCCCGTTTCCCGTTCCGTGCCCGCATGTTCTCGGCCACCAGCAACGAGGGAGCGCCGCGACGGTAGATGAAGCGCAATCGGGCACCATGCATTTGCTCCCACAGGCCGGGCGTCATGCGCTTGCCTCGGGCGCCGGTTCCGGCGGCGGGTGTGGGGATCGCCAGCCAGAACCCGTGCTTGGATTTGATCACCGCCCCCTGGTCGAAGGCGCGGATGATGGTGGGGGCCTTGGTGAAGACGAAGCCCGCCGCCTTGATGCTCTTGCGGCCCTTGGGATAAAGCTCGGCCCGCCAGGTGTTGGCGAGGCGCTGGCCCATGCCCGCCTCGGTCACTTGGCGGCGGAGGTCGGCCTTCAGACCGTCGGCGGCATGGCGCATGGCGGCGGTAACGGCATCCTCGGCGGCCTTGACCTCCTCGGCCATGATCTTGCGCAGATCGCCGGAAATAGCCGCCGCCAGCTTCATGCGGGCCTCGTATCCAGGGTCCAAATCAGCCGCTCAGCATCCAGGCGGGGTTCGCCGTGGACGGCGAAACTGTCGCCGTCATGGACGATAACGTGCCCTGCCTGGGGAGCCAGTACCTCGCGCCGCCGGACCTCGAACACCGCTGTCCCCGTGTGGATGGTGATGTCCGAGAACTCGATGTCGCGGTCGGGCCGCCGCACCAGGGCGCGGATGGACTGGCCCTGGTACGTCACGGTGACGGCCATGTTCGGATCGGAGAACAGGTCGTCGAGGGCATCGGCGAACGCGGACATCAATTGCCCGAGAACAACCGCACCGCCAGACGCGGGCGCTTGTTGACCGGCAGGATGGACGCCTCGGTCTTAACGTCGATGGCGCTGCCGTCCTGACGGGCCAACTGGCGGGCATACATGGGCACGCCCAGGGTGTTGACCGTCTCGATCAGATTGGCCGGGGCGCCATAGGTGACGAAGGTGTCCATGGTGCCGAGCGGGAAGGCGATGCCCTCGCTCGCCGGGATCAGGGTTTCGGTAGCGCCGGTCGAGAGGGTAACGGTGGCGTTGTATTCCTCGAACACGATGCCGGCGAAGGGGAAGCGGCGCAGCACGTCTTCCCGGAGCGGCTGGGCACCGGTGGAGGAGAAATATTGGTAAGCCTGTTCGACTTTGGCATGGCCGATCAATTTGTCGAAGAATTCCGAGGACACCAGGGCCAGCACACTGGTCATGGTCTCACCCTTCAGCTCGGTTTCTACCTTGCGCAACACGTCGCGGATCTTGCCCTGGACGTTGGTGGTGGCGGTGCCCAGCGTGAAATCCACCTGCTGACGCGACAGATCGAACTCGGCGAAATAGTCGTACAGCGTCGATCCCGCGCCGTCGCGGACGATGCCTTTCAGCGCGTTCACCTCCATGAATTCACGGGTCTGAGCGTGCTTGCTCCGCATGCGGGTCAGCTTGCGTTCCATGACGGTGGCCAGTGGATCGGCCGCATCGGCCACCCCGAATCCGCGCACACCCTGGATGTCCTGGGGCGTGATGGCATCGTCATGCGGGATCCACGGCACGGTGAACGAGCGCATGGACCGGGCATCGCGATTGGCGACAGTGGCCGGGCCGCCCAGCGGCACGGTCGGCAGCAGGTTCAGCACGCCCTCGGCCTGCTCGATGATGACGCTGCGCTGGGTGACGCCCTCGAAGCGGAACAGCCCCATCTGCCCCAACCGGGTGTAAAGGTTGGGCAGCAGATTGATGGCCTGGGTCATTTCGGCAAGCGAATAGCCGCCCGCGTCGAACGGGTTGATGATGGCGTTCATGGAAAACCTCAGACGGTGGTGCGGGCGACGAGGCCCAGAGCGGCGAGCTGGCTGACCTTGGCGGTGCGTTCGGCGGCCTGGTCGACCGAGGCGTCGAATACCAGGGCATCTTCGGCCAGGATGATCGGACCGCGTGCGACGATCAGGCCGGGGACGGCGCCGCCGTTGGCGTCCACCGTTTCCAGCAGCACGGCGATGGCGCTTTCGGCCCCTTCGTCGCCAGTCACCAGAACAGTGGGCGACAGGCGGTATTCGCCGCTGGCGGTGATGCGACCCAGCACCGCGCCCAGGGGGTAAACGGTCCCGGCCTTCAAGGTCACGGTTTCGCGGGTGTAGCTGGGGTTCATCTCGAACTTCAGCAGATCGCCCAGGGTGGGCGGAGCAATCAGCACAGGCATGGAGGCGCGTCCTTATTTCCGGGCGGCGGCTTCGCGGGCACGCCGGACGATGGGGCTTTCGGCTTCAGTCTTAGGGGCGGCAACGGCGGGAGTAGCGGCCACCACGTCGGCGGCGTCGGAACGCTCGGCCAACTGATCCAGCACCGTGCGGCGCAGCGCCTCGGGGCGGATGCCCTTAGCCATGGCGTCGGCCGGGTCGATGGTCACCCCTAACCGGGCAGCCTGGGCGGCTACGGCGCTGATCTCGGAATATTCGGCGCGCAGGCGCTGTTCCAGATCGGCAGAGGGAACCTGCTGCGGCTGGGGCGCGGCAGCGGTGATGGGGACTTCCCCCTGGGGTTCGGACATCGGGACTTCCTTTCGGGCGGCGATGGGACGAGGGACGGTGGAACGGGCCAGAACAGCTCCGAGATCGGCCAAAGCGACGCGCAGGGGGCCGATCTTGTCGGCCAGCCCGGCGGCTACCGCCTGATCGCCGCGATACACGGCGGCTTCGGTGGCACGGATCGTTTCGGGCGGCTTCTTGCGGCACTGGGCCACCAGATCGACGAAGCGGCCATAAAGGGCGTCCACATCGGCCTGGAGACTGGTGCGAGCGCTGTCGGACAACGGCTGATGGGGATTGCCGTCCACCTTGCAGGCCCCGGCATGGACGAAGGTCCAGGCCAGCCCGGCCTGGGCATCGGCCCCGGATTCATCGCGGTGGACCGCCACCACACCGACGGAACCGATTTCACCGGTCTGGGTCACATAGAGTCGGTCGGCGGTACAGGCGATGGCATAGGCCGCCGACAGCGCCGCCTCGTCGGCCACCGCCCAGATAGGCTTGCCGCACTGGCTGCGGATGGCCTGGATATGATCGACCAGATCGAACAGGCCACCCACCTCGCCGCCAGAGGAATCCACGTCCAGCAGGATGGCGCGGATGCCGGGATCGGTGGCTGCGGCCTCGATGGCATCGGCGATGTCGGAATAGGCGGTCAGGCCGCTGGCGGCACCCAGGTAGCCGGAACGCGCCACCAGGGTGCCGATCACCGGCACGATGGCGATGCCGTCGGGGGTGATTGCCAACTCGGCGGAGGGAACGGCATCCGCGTCAAGGAAGGTGCCCTGTCCGGCCAGCCGGGGGGCAAGAGCGCCCAGGATCACATCCAGTTTGCTGCGGGCAAGCAGCAGCGGCGTCCCGTACAGACGGGCCGCGAGATGGGGCAGATCGTGCATGGAGGGAGGTCGCCTTGACAGAACGGGGCCGCAGCCCCACTATCTAGCCAGTTAATCTGGCCAGGATAATTGCTATGCCGGAACCGCGCTGGTCCCTTCAGGATGCCAAGAACAGTTTCAGCGCCGTGGTCGATGCGGCCCTGCACGGGCGTCCACAGACCGTCACCAAGCGTGGGAAGCCCGCCGTAATCGTCCTGTCGGTTCAGGAATACGAGCGGCTGCATCAGCGGCACGACGCCGGCACGCCATCGTTCGTCGACCATCTGCTGGCCATGCCGCAAGGCGATGTGGAATTCGAACGTCAACCGGTCACGCTGCGTGAGGTCGAGTTCTGATGTTTCTGCTCGACACCGTGGTCCTGTCCGAACTGCGCAAGCGGGACCGGAACCCCAACGTGGTCCGCTGGCTGACCGGCCAGGCGGCCGACGACATCTTCCTGAGCGCGGTGACCATCGGCGAGATCGAACGGGGCATTGTCCGCCAGCGGGGAAAAGACCCCGCCTTCGCCGAAGCCTTGGAATCCTGGCTCGACCGCACCATTCAAATTTACGGTGACCGCATCCTGCCGGTGGACACCGGGATCGCCCGCCGATGGGGCAGCCTGAGCGCCCGCATCGGCAATGACGGTGCCGATCTGCTGATCGCCGCCACCGCCCTGGAACATGGGCTGACCGTGGTCACCCGCAACATCCGGCATTTCGAACCAACCGGCGTCGCGCTCATTGATCCGTTTGAATAGGAGCGCCGCCCCCAGGAGGCGGTGACGGCGGGGAGCCGAAACTCAGCCCCAGCCGCTGTTCACGAGCCTTGTCGGCGGCGATTTCGGCATCCACCTGCTCGGCATCGAAGCCGCGCTCGGCCAGCGCCTGGGTGCGGCTTTTCAGGCCCGCATCGATCTGCTCGATCTCGGCGCGGGCATCCTTCAGCGGATCGACCCAATCCCATTTCGGCGGCAGCCAGGAACAGGCGATGAAGCTGGTGCGGTTGGGCTCATAGCCCTTGAGGACCAAGGCACCCGCCATCACGGCGGTGTCCATCCACCGCTGCCACACCGCCCGGCAGAGCTGGAACACCATGATTGCGTGCTGCCAGGCTTCGATACGGCGGCGGAACTCCAAGAGCGCCAGCCGGGAGTTTGAGTAATTGGCCTTCAGCATGTCGTTGCTGAGGTAGGCGTAGGGCACGCCCAGGGCGGCGGCGATCTGGAGTAGCGTGCGGTACTGGAACGCCTCATATGACCCGCCCACATCGGCGGGGGCCGAGGTCTGGATCTGCTCGCCCGGTTCCAGCATCACCACCTGACCGGGCTGGACATCCATGGTGCGGTCGCCGGAGCCGCCATCCTCGGCAATGTCGAAGGTCTCGCCGGGGCTGGGGGTGGTGACGAACAGCGCGTACATGGCAGCCACCTTCTTGCGGTCCAGTTCGGCGTCGTCGTACTGGTCGAGCAGGAACAGCTTCACGATG